CGCGCCTACGGCTTGCTGTGTGGCTTCGTCCGATCCGGCGAGCGTGCCGAGCGAGATGCCGATGGCGTTGGCGTCTGCGGTGATGACCTCGCCGTTCTCGATTCGGGTCGGGACGAGGCGCATGGCAATATTTGCATCAGACCCTTCTGGAGTGTAAAATCCGCTGATAGCAAGATTGAGGCTGAATTTGTCGTAGGATTTGCCGTTGATTTCAATGGGGTTGGTAGCGTTCATGTGTTGGATTTTTTTGATTTAGCTGTAGGTGAGAGATTCTTTGGAAGACCATGCGCCGACTGCGGATTGCTCGGAGGAGACATCGCCTGCGCTGTTGGTGGTGATTTTGTAGATAGTCCAGGCTGTGGAGTCCTCGGCGGGGCCGGAGGCGGGGTAGTCGTCCCATTCAAGCCGCCCGATGTAGAGGTTGTTTCCGTCTACGGCGTGGACGAGGATGGCGGGGATTTCGTTGCGTGGGGGGGGGGTGAGTTGAATGACGCTTCCCGACTGAGGATGGCGTCCAAAAATTTTTCGATCTGCAAAATTTATACAGACCTCGCCAAGCGATAAATCCGCCGTGCTCGGGATGCGACCGGGCACGGTGGATTTTTTGGGTTTAATCGGGACTGGCATGAGTATGGACTCGGAAGAATTTGAAAGGCCGGTCGTCATGTATGGACACGAGGTTGACCGGCCCCTTTGGGCCGTTTGCTTAGAACGTGCCGCCGTCGATCTCGGTTTCGAGACTGAGGATGCGGGCGGACAATTCGTTATCGGCTGAGAGGCGTGTGCTGGCCTCGCTGGCGGCTGCGCTCTCGGCTGCGGAAACCCGGCTGGTGAGTGCGGTCGCTGCGCTCTCGGCTGATGTGACTCGGCTCGTAAGCGAGGTCGCTGCACCTTCGATGGTGGTGGCGCGGGATTGAAGAGCTGTGATGCTGCTCTCGGCTGTGCTCACACGGGTTGTCAGCGTGGTCGCTGCCGACTTGATGCTGTTCTCTTCGCCAGTGGCGCGGGTCACTTCTGCGTCAACGGAATTGTTGATCGCGAGGACGGCGGCTGCGAGCGCGTTGTCGTTTGTCAGGTCCACCGAATTGATCAAGGTAACGATCTCGGCGAAGCTGTCTTTATCGGCCTGTGAAGCGGAAAGGATCGCATCAACGCGATTTTTCTCAGTGGTGACCCGTGTGCTCAATGCCGATTCAGCGGCGAGGGCGCGGGTCTCTTCTGCGGAATCCGCTGCGATGCGTGCATCCCGCTCTGTGGCGACGATGCCGTCTGCGTAGCTGGATGAGGCGTTGCCGCCGATGCCAACGATTTGTGTGGCGTTGCCTTGGGCGTCGGCACCTTTACCGTAGTAGAGGATTCCATCAACTTCGTTGTATGCGAGTTCGGCGGATTTGAGGACTCCGGGTGCTCCGGCGTTACCGGATTGGCGGCGGCGAATGCGAATTGGGACAGACATGATTTTTTTGTGGTGGTGGTTGGTGGTTGCGGTGTCCGGTGGTCGGACGGGCGTTATTTTGCCGCTCGAAAAAATCGTGTCTTCTGCGGGGCGTTCCGTGGTGGATTGACCACAGAGGACACGGAGAGCACGGAGGGGGAGAGGGCACAAAAAACCCGCCCAATTGCGCATCGTGGAGAGGCGTGGCGGGTGTTGTTCTGCTAAGAAAATTTTAGAAAAACCCTGCGTCGATCTCGCTGGTGGATACGGCCCCGGCGACATAGTAGGCTGTCTCGCGGGTGTCCCAGACTGCGCTTGAGGCAACGCCTCGGCTCACGAGTTCGCCGCTGGGCGTGAAGACGCTGCGGGTGATCGTCCACGCCGGCTGATCCGTGCCGGTGCCTGCGGAGGCGCGCCCGATCCAGTGGGTGAGGTGATCGTCGGAGACATCCGAGATGAAGGAGAGGGAGCCGTAAACGAAGGCGGGGCCTCGCTCGCCTGCGTCACCTTTCGGGCCGGGGGCTGGTGACGGGATGCCGAAATTGAGAACGGCGTTTTCCTGCGTGCCGACATTGGCAATCGTGGGCGTTGCGCCTGCGGGCAGCATGAAGACCGTGCCGACTGCGATGGTGGAGGAGAGGCCGCGAGGGAGGGCGAAATTTAAAACCGCATTTTGTGGCGTGCCGACATTGGAGACGGTGGCGGGTTGGTTCCCCGCGATGGTCTGCACTGCGCCAACGGCTATCGTGCCGCCGGGTCCTTGCGCTCCGAGGGGGATGCCGAAATTGAGCACGGCATTCGTGGGGCTTCCGACATTGGTCACGGTGGGGGCTGTGCCGGTGGCGAGTTGCGTGACGCTGCCGATAGCCACCGTTCCGGCGGGGCCTTGCGCTCCGCTGCCGATGGGGAGTGCGATGCCGGGGGCGACGACGACTTGCGTATTCGGAACGAGTGTGAGGTCAACGACTGCCATAGGTCAGGTGCGGGTTATGGCTCGCTCGATGTATGCGAAGCCTTCGAGGATTTTGCGGCTGTTGCCGTAGGGGTCGGTTAAGAAAATGTCGTAGCGGGCGCGTGAGACTGGCAGGGCGCGGGTCTGTTCGTCGGTGAGCATGACGCGCACCTTGCCGCTTGTGCGGGGAAGCGGGAATGTGACGGCAAAGTCGGCGAGGAGTGGTTTGTCCCAGTCTTCGCGCAGTTGGCCGGATGCGGTGAAGTCGGTCAGGTTGACTGGCAGTGCGTTTGACGCTGTGGAGTCTTTCAGCGTGACCTCGAAAAAGAATGACTCGCCGGATGGAATGGTGATGTCGAAGGGCTGGCTCATGGCTGGGGTTCGGGCTGTGCCACGGGGGCGGCTGCGCCTGCTGGGACAAGCGGCACGATGTTGCGCTTTTTCAGTTCGACCTCTTCGCGCTCGATCTCGCTCCAGACATCTTCGGGGTCTCGGTTGCTGGTCTCCCGGATGATCTCGCTGCGAGATTTGAGCTTTTGCGAGATGGCTTTTTCGTTCGCCGCCATTTCTGCGCTTGGGTCGATCCATGCCCAGCGGCGTCCGGTGAAGGCGACCTGTTTGTATTTTTCCAGTCGGTCGAACTTGAGGGGCTTGCCAGCGATCAGGATTTTGTTGGCGAGGAGTGAACGCTCCAACCATGACTCGTAGATCGGCATGACGAAGCCAGAGATGAGCCATTCTTGAAGGCCCTTCCACACTTCGCGCTCGTCGAGTGCGCCTTGGCGGATGCTGGAAAAATTGACGCTCGTGAGGTCGCTGGCGAGGTTGTTGTAGCTCACGCCGAGGCCGGATGAAATCGAGCGAAGCATGGCTTTGCAAAAGGGGTCGAAAGCCTGGTCAGGAAATTGCGGCGTGTAGGGGATGAACTCGCGGTTCCCGATGTCCTCAAATTTGCCGGGTTCGGCGTCCATTTCGAGGATGTCGTCGCTGTCGCCGTCGAGGTTGCGGAAGAAACCCATCTTGCTGGCGCTCACGCGAGCGTTGACCACGGCGGCGTCTTCAAAGCCTGCCAACATGCGCATGCGCCAGAGGGCGGTTCGTGCCCACGGGAGGCCGCGCTTTTGGCCGACTCGCTCTGGCAGGAAACGATGAATGACCTGATCGGCTGGGACGCGCTGGAAACTTTCGCCGTTGTAGTTCACATAGCCCATCATTTGCTCGTCGTAGTTTCGGAAATGGTAGGCGACCGGGCGACCGTTCGGGTTAAACTCTATGCCGTGGCGGATGACATTGCCGTTGTTTAGCTTTTCCCACTTCGTCGGGTTGAGGAGAACTGGGTCGATGAACTGCACGGCAAAGCCCCACTTGTTGAGGTCTTCCCCGTATTTTTTTATGCAGATGACCTCGCCATCCATCGCGGCGGTCGTGACTGCCAGGCGTTCGCCATCGGCGCGGGAGAGTTGGCCGGTGATGTCGTAGTTGCCGCGTTTGCTCCAGTCTGCAAATGCATCCTCGATGGCGGAGCTGGCCACGGTGTCCATCGTTCCAGACGGGTCGCGGATCTGTGCGTTGAATGTGAAGCCTGTCGGGCCTGCGATGTTATCGCGGGCCATTTGAAGGAATTTTTTGAGGTGATCGTTGTTCTCTGCCTGCTCACGAGAGCGGGCGACGATGCGGCTCCAATACTGGAAGATCCAAGCGTCAATCGTGGTCGGTGTGCCTGCCCAGGTGGATTCCAAGCGGCCTGCACCAGCGGCTTGCGGCATGCCTGCGGTGGCGAAGCTGCCGATTGTGTCGGAAAGAATGGACCGCGCCGACCAGAGTTTCGGCTGGTCGACGCGGCTTGGCGCGGGCGTCTTCGTGGTGGTGGTGCGGGAAAATAGATCGAAAAGGCCCATGGTTAGATGCGGACGGAAATTGATTGCCCGATGGAGGAGATGCCGGATGAAAGTCGGGACTCGCGGGACAGCTCACGCCGCCAGAACGAGAGAAGCTGAAGGAGTTCGGCGATGCTGTGCCGCTCAAGCTCTCGGTTGTTTATTTTGTAGCGTTTCGCCTCCAGCGTTGCGCCGCCTGCGAGCATGGCTTGGATGTGCGCCACGGCGATGCGGGCCTGCGTGCGCACCTCGGCGCCGGGGGCGAGGGTGGCCGCGGATTCGCGGATGAGGAGGTCGCCGGTTCCGACGAGGGCGCGGTGTGCGGCGACCGTTGCCCATGCCTCCCAGATGTAATGTCCGGGAATCCAGCCGCTCGTATTCGCGGCGGCGGTGAAGGTTCCTGCCGTGCCTGTGGCGGCGACATTGCGCGATTGCATTCCAGCGAATTGCACAAGGACGGTCGCGGCGGGGTCTGCCGATACCGTAACCTCGAATGTTTCGCCTGCCGTAATAGTCACCATGTATGCACGAAGGACGCCCTGCGCGTGGTGCGCTTGCGTTTCGCGGCATTGTTGGCATCCGGTCTGGGGGTGTCTTCTGCGGGGAGTTCCGCAGGAGGGGGTGTCTCGACCTCGGCGGGCTTGGGCGCGGGCATGGTCTGCCGCCTCCGTAGGGCGAGCTTGTCAAACTGCGGGGCGCGGAGGACGAGGGCGGCGAATGCGTAAACCCGGCAATCGAGCGGTTCGTTGCGAGCGCCGGAGGTTTTGTGCCACTCCAGACGGGGGAATCCCTTTACGAATTTCGTCACGGCCTTTTCTGCGGTTAGCCCTCTGAAATACTCTGCGCTGCGTCCCTGCGGGAAATGGCAATAGCCAGAGCCGGGTTCCGTGATGCGCAGTCTCTTGTAAACTATGGATTTCGCGGAATCGACTCCGACGATGTAAACATCAATGGGGCGCGTGGTTTTTTTTCCTGCCCTGCGGCGGGCGGGGTTGCCGACGATGGGCAAGCCGGGTCCGCCTTGGCCTTTCACGCCGTAAACTCTGTCTCCCTTGTGGCGTTTGACATAGCCGTAAACGGCCTGCGTGTTGCTGCCGCCGGTGTCGATGCAGGTGGTTTCGATGACCATTTCGCCGCCTGCCTCCGAGGTCCAGCGTTTGCGGAGGTAGTCGGTGAGGTGCGTCCACGGGCTTCCTGCTGTGCCTTCCGGGATGTCGGGGTCTCCGAGGATGACATGATAGGCAACGCTCCAGCTTTCTTCGCCGCCTGCCCATGCGACCACTTCAACCTCGAGCCGGTCTTGCTGAGTATCGACGCCAGCCGTCAGGATCAACCCACGGGCGGGGACATCTGCCTGCGGGTAGGGTTCGCATCGCTCGATGAGGGCATGCTCGCTGATGCGCTCGCCTCCCTCTTCCCATGTTTCGCCCAGGCTGGTGTTGATCCAGACTTGCAGGGTTGAGGGATCGTCTTTCGCCCGTCCGTGCTCGATGGCGATGTCTGCGATGCTTCGCCAGGGGGAGTAAAGTTCGTTTAGATGGAAGCCCGCGATCTTGCTGGGTCCGGCGCTGGCCTGCCACCGACCACGGGAGACCGCTTGGTTTTTCTGCGCGTTGGTGATCGTGCCGTTGCAGGCGGGACACCGGAGGGTTGCAAGGTCTCTGCGTCCGTCCGTCCAAACAACATTGCCCCACCGCAGCGGATGCTCGTGTTGGCAATGCGGGCAAGGAACGAGGAAATGCCGTTGGTCGGAAATCTCAAAAGCGCGTTCGATGCGGGACAAGCCCTTCACGGTCGGCGTCGAGACCATGACCACGCGCCTGTTCCAGAAATTCTTCGTGCGGGCGATGGCCAAATTTACCGGATCGCCCTCGCTCCCGGCGCTTGCCGGGTAGCGGTCCACCTCGTCAAGCAGGAGGATGCGGATCGGGCGGGAGGCGAGGCCGCTGGGGGCGTTCGCACCTACAAGCGTGACATGCCCGCCGGGGAATCGTTTGTGCAGGATCGTGTTTCCGCTGTCGCGGGTCTTCGCCGGTCGCACCTTGGAGCGGAGGCTTGGCGAGTCTCGGAACATTGGCGCGAGGCGGTCCTTGGAAAATGTCTCTGCCATCGCCTCATCCGGCTGGACGAGCATGAGGGGCGAGGGGTCGAAGTCCACGAAGTATCCGATGCAGTTGAGAAGGATTTCCGTTTTTCCCACTTGGGCCGATGACATGACGACAACCTGCTCAATGGTCGGATCGGCAACGGCGTCCATGATGCCTCTCTGGTATTCGGCGCGGTTGGTTCGCCACTGCCCCTTCTCCGCTGCCGCCTCGCCGCTGAGTTTGCGCCGGTGGTCAGCCCATTCGCTGATCGTCCATTTTGGAGGGGGTGCAATGATGGCCGACCACGCCGCGATGAGATCGCTGGCGCGGTCGAGTTGTTCGGGCGTCATGTCTCCCAGCCTTCGCCGGTCTCTTCCTCTTCCGGTTTCGCCTCGTTGCGTTTGAGGTAGCGGTTCAGAATCTCCCGCCCGTTGTATTTCGAGCATTCCGCCATCGCCTCATGCAGTAGGGTCTCGATGAGGGCTGCGCATTTGTTCGGATCGCTTTCGTCTGCCACGCGAGGGCCTGCGGTTGTCGGGATTGCCAACAGCTTCGCCCGGATGTTCGCCAGCCCCTCACCCATGACCTCGGCAATGCAGGAGGCGTCATGGAGTTCGCCGCGCATCGCCATCGATTGTGCTTCGAGGATTTCGGCGCGGGCGCGGTAGACGCGAGTGCGCTGGGATTTGAACGAATCTTCCGATTCATTTTCCTGGCTCTTCTGCCATTCGATGTATCCGGCGGTCGATGCGCAAAGATCGTAAACCCCTCGCGCTGTTTTTTTCACGATGCCTTTCTTTTCAAGTTGCTGGACATATCGAGGGGTCACGCCACCGAGCGCGGCGGCAAGCACCGAGGCGCTCACAAGCAAAGTCTCAGGCTTGGATTTTGTGGGTTGTTTCATTGAATGTTTGGGTGCAAGTGAGTTGCGAAGCGAACTGCGGTTTTTAGGTCAATCTCTAACCAAACTCTGCGAGTTTCCGCATACCCGCTCCCGTCCCCCCGTGGAAGAACCTACTACCCCGGTGGGGTGTTGCGTCTCGGCTTGGATCATTGGAGGGTTTTGCTGTGCAGAGTTTTTTTAATGCGTTCTGCTGTTGAAGTTAGCGGCTTGAGGATTTCGAGTGCCCGTTCCAAGCGGTCCTTCTCCCATGCTTCGATGTCGCCAGCCTTCTCAGCCCATCGTTGGAATCCTTTGACGAGGTAATCCATGACATCGCTTTCCTCTTCGCGCTTTGGTGTTTCAGCCGGTAGAGGGATTTCAAATTCCAGTTGGAATTGGGCTTCTGTCTCCACCAGATAATCCAGCCCGAATTGTTTGACGCCGAATGACTGGGATTTTGGCAATAGCTTTCTGACTACCTGCTGCATGAGCAGGAGTTGCTTGTGTCCATCAGCCCATTTTTCTTTGCTGGTGTCTTCTGGTATTTCCCAGAATTGGAGTTGGCTGATCGTGTTGATCGAGTCTTTGACGAGTATGAGGTTAGGTGTTTGCATGCTGTTGTGTTTTGAGTTGTTGGATTTTTGCCCTGATGAGGGCTTGCTTGGTGTGGTGGCAGGTCGCCAGGGGAAGGAGCATCCCGCCGAATTGTCTTTGCAGGAGTTTGGCCTTTTCTTCCCCGATTGTTCTCACAAGATAGCTGTGAGACGGGAGCCGACCGAGTGGCACATAGACGCACCGATGCCGGGTCGTGAATGCAATCGCCAATGCTGATTCTTTACCAATGATTTCGGCGATGTCTTGCGCCGTTGGTGGTAGTGGGATTTCAAAGGACATGAGTTTCTCCTGCGTCTTTTCTGCGTTCATCAGATGAAATATCCTCCAATAAAAGCCTCGCGGTTTCTTGGTAAATATGTGTCTTTTCAGGGGTTTCCTTTTCCATTAAAATCCCCCACAAGCACACATACCCACGCGCTGCGTGATGAGTTGTCCCGGTTTTATACAACCGATTAAGGATTTTTGAGGCTTTCATGTTAATACCGCATCACGGAGTCGTTTGGGGTTCTTTCCGATTGCCTGTGCTATTTCTGCAAACCATTTGCTTTGGAAAAATTTAATTGCCGAAGTTTTGTTTTTTACAGCGATTCGGCTCGCGTAAGGGCTTTTGTAATCCGTTGGCGCTTTCAAGTCTTCTGCTGCGCACATGAGAATGGCGTAGGCAAGTTTTTGCATTCCGATTGCGACCTCCTCGCTCATTTTGCTCCCTCCTTGAGTCGCTCCACCCCATCCCGAAGTTCAGAAACGACGCCAAATTTGTCGTTCTCGAAGTCTATTTCAGCCAGCGCAATGGCGCGTTCTGAAATATAAATCAGCTCTTTGATTTGCTCCCTCGCATCAATGATCTGTTGTCCAAACTTTTGATTTATATGCGCGTTGATTTCTGCGCCCCTGTTTGCATCGCGCAAGTGTTTCCGCGCCTCGTCGCGCTCGCGCTGCAGTCTGCGGGCAAATTCCAAATCAACGCACGGCACTTGGTAGCCGTTATCATTTAGTGCATAGATGATTGGCTGGTCATCCGTCTCAGGCGTGTCGCTCATTTCGCGCCCTCCTTTTCATATTTGCCATTTTTCCAGAGCCACACTTCCTGCTGTGCCGTTTCAAGCGCCGCCGCCTCTTCCTTGGCTACCTTGCGCAGCGACCGGATCACGGCAGTCAGCTCCATGTTGTCGCTGATGAGCTTTTCCACCTCCGATTTGAGGCGTTTGTTTTCTTCGATGATTTCTTTCATGGGTGCGTGATTTCGATGGTGGTCATTTCGAGGTATTTCTTGCCGACTTTCTCTTGGCAGAATTGGAGTTCGACGCTGGCCGGGTCGTCGTCCGGGATGAGGGCGGCGTATCGGATTTGGTCGATGAGAGGTTTGCAACCGCCTGCGAAATTATCGGCATCGAGGAGGCGGCAGGCGTGGCGTGTAATGCGGAGAGTAACGCGGCCCGTGCGAGTTGTTTTTCGCGGTGGCTGGCAGTCCAGTGTTTGCCGAATAGCCGGTTGAGGCTTGGGGTCAGGTATCCGGGCAGGGTGAGATGAATGGGTGATTTCTCGGGCATAGGAGCCGTCTGGTTGCAGGGTGTATCCGAGGCGTTCAAGGTCGTGTTGGGTGAAGGTTGGCATAGGAAAACGGGAAAAAACGGGGGTGCCGGAAATGCCGGAAAAGAGGGGCTGTGAAACCTAACTGCGCTGAGAAGGAAGATAGGAAAATTGATTTCCTAACATTTAATATGAAACATCCGGCCAATCCGGCGTTTCCGGCATAAATAGCCCTCAAAATGCCTTTTTTGGGTATCTCAAGAAAAAGGATTCTTTTTCTTTCCGGCATTTCCGGCGCGGGAAACGCCGGATTCTTTGGACATCTTTTCATTTCAGGCAGAGAGTCCGAAGGCGTCATTCTTCTCCTCCATTTTGAGTTTGATTCCGTGAATCGTCGGGTGATCCTTCCGATCCGGCTCGATGTGATAGCCCCGCTCGGACATCACTTTTCGGAGTTGGCGGGTTCCTCGGTAGCGTGGCTGTTCGCCGTTCTGGTCGCACCAGATGGCGTAGGTTTTCGACAGCGAGCCGATCCCGCAGCGCCCGGTGATGTCCTTCTCCGTGCATTCGAGGAGGAACGCACCGAACTGGTCGGATTCCTCCCGATAGTTCCGTGTCGCTTCCACCACTTGGGGCGGTGGGCGAAGGCCGATGTCGCGGCTTTCGAGAAGTCCACGGATCGCCCAGTTGAGAATGCCGGCGGATTCCGCTTCAAATTCCCCGAGGATTTCATGGCGGTCGCGGCGTTCGTTCTCAGGGATTGTTTGGGTGAACGGGATCATGTGGACGCGTCGCCAGATTCCTTCGTCCGTGCCTTCGACATCCGGCTTGTGGTTTCCCATGAGCCAGAGTTTATGGGTCGGGAAAAAAGCGTAAGGTTGCTCGAATGGACGGCGGGCATTGATGGCATCGCCGCCGGTGATCGCTTTCACCTGGGAGTCAGCCAGCTTGCGCTTCTCGGGGATTTCGTCCGTGAGAACCACCCGCTTGCCTTCCATCGAGGCCTTGTAATAATCGAAATTATTGTCCGACTTGGCAGCGAGGAGGGCGGCAATCGGGACCGTGGTCATGAGGTCGCCAAGGAGTATTTTGAGCACACCGAAGAGGGTGGATTTGCCGTTGGCGCCCTTTCCGTAGGCAAAAAAGAGGGCGTCGTGGTGGACGCGCCCGGTCAGCGAATACCCGAAGGCACGCGCCAGATAGACGCGCGTCTCGACATCCGGCATGAAGCGGTTCAGGAACGCATCCCACTTGGGACACTCTGCCGCTGTGTCGAAATTGATCGGTGAGCGGGTCGTCGCATAGTCCGAGGCGCGGTGTTCGCGGAAAATGCCCTCGGCAAAATCCAGCGTGCCATTGAGCACCACGAGAATCTCTGGGTTGGCGTCAAAAGCCGTCGCCGGGAGGTTCATTTCCGATTTGGCAATGCGTTCGACAGACGCCAGATATTCCGCATGGCAGAGACGATGGCAGCGGTCCTCGAGGCCCTTGATCTCCTTGATGCGCGGGTCCTTCTTGTCATCCTCTGCCGGATGCGCCTTCATTTCAGCCCGCACCGAGTCAGCTACCCGCTGATAAACCTCTGTGAGCGTGTCGGAAATATCGAGAAGCGTCGTGTTCCCATTGTCCCGCCGCCATAGCCCGTCCTCGTAGGTCATCCATGTCTTGGCGTGTATATTCCAAACGCGCAGGCCCTTTCGGAGTTCTGCCCATAGGCGGGCGTCTCCCTTGTGGGCCTGCGCGTAGGCCACCATAATCCTTTCGCGGGAAATCTCGGTCGGGATCGCTGCCACCTCCCCACCGGCCAGCGGATCTTCTCCCTCACCTGGTCCACGGGTTGAGTCGGCAAATCGAATCCGGCCCGCCCAGCGTTTCCGCCGCCATGCCTCACGGGCGTCGAATCCGTGCTCACTGGCAATGTGTGCCAGCGTTCCAACTCCCACCTGTTTGAGGCGTGCCTTGTGCTTGGATGCGTATTCGCCATCCTTCTCCTCCGGGGACCACTGATGCAAAAGCCTCGCACCGTCCGCCATCGGCAGGACGCTCCACACTGCGGAGGCAATTTTGAGCCATGTATCGTAATCCGGGCGCGGTGGTATGTAGCGCAGCATCTCGGCAATGTCCGCCGCTGTCGTCTCCACCGGTGGACGCCACACCTCACGCTCCGGCATTTTGTCCGGCACGGGGATCGGTTGGTAAATGTCCGAGGTCTCCATGTCCGGATCGTAGGACACGAAGCACAGGCGCATCGGGTCCTTCGTCGCCTTGTCGAGCTTGAGCTTATGCTTCTCGGAAAAATGAAGTTCCGCCGCAAACCACGAATCCTTGTGCCGCTCGGGATCAATTGATACCACCGCCTTGAGTCCCTGCCCGGATGGTCCCACGAAAACCGCGCCCACATAGGGATCGGCGAGGAGTTCCGCCCGCTTGGCGCGAACCACGGAATCATCGGCGAGGATCGGGTTATCCTTCAGGTCAAAATCCGCCTGGAGCCATCCGCTGTGCGTGATCGCCTTCGCCTCGGGTGAAAGGTCACGCTCACGGGAGAGGCAATGGCAGGAAATGGTTACGGCTGGGAGGTCACGCTTCTTGGCTGTGTAGCGCGGCTCGTCTCCGCGCTTGAGGTGTTCGCGCAGGATGTCCACCTGCCGCTGCCACCGCCCATCCTTCACACCTTGAAAGAATGCCTCCAGCGTGATCGCCTCGTCCGGTTCGTCCGCGAAGGCGTTGGAGAAAATTGAGATATTCGTCTTGAGTGTATTCATTTATTGATTTTTCTTCTGGTCCCATCGTTGCAACCGGCGCTCGAATCTCGTCCAGCGCATGTATTCCATTTCATCCATAGCCCCATCGCGGTGCAGGAGATCGGCAAACCAGCCACCGAGCATGGCCATTCCCCATCCACTGCTTTCTGTATGGTGTCGGCTTTCAAAAGCCTCTTGCGGCCATTGCTTGAGACGCTGCCGCCAGTAACGGTGCTTGTTTTCGTTTGGGAGTGTTCCAAATAGCTCCAGTTGAGTGCTCATTTCAGATTCTTGTAAAAATTGATTGCCGCCTCGCTCACATGAACGCCCTTGATCCAGTCCTTGAGGTAAAGCCCACTGAGCGAACGCAGACGGGAAAGCGCCACATACGCTTGCCCCGGCTCACGAGCGGCCCGGATGTCAATATGGGCGCTGTTGAGCGTGAGACCCTGTGATTTGTGTATGGTCAGCGCATAGGCTGGGCGAAGAGGGATTTGTGTCATGGTCGCCGAATCCTCGCGCTGCGGGTCAAATTGGGATGACCGCTTGGGGATGTTGACCGTTTCCCCGTTGTCGAACCGCACCCACACCGATTCCGGCTCCATGTCCTGCACGGTCCCGCAGAGGCCATTGACCACCGTGTGCTTCTGGGTTTTGTCTTCCTCGTCTGGCACTTCCATGTTGCAAGTTGCCATCACGCGCGCCCCGCGCTTGATCGTGAGGTGTGTCGGGGTGATCGAGTTCTTGGCGAGGAAGTCCGCCTCGTGCTCGGCTCCGGTGAAGTCGGCTTCATAGCTCGCCTCGGGCGATTCGATTTCCCCGATCTGGTAGGCATTCCACTTGTCCACCTGGGCGTTGTGAGTCATCAGGCGCACCACGCGCCGATCGACAAACATCTTCACCCGGCTCGAGAGCGTATCCGCCACCGCCTTGGAAATGCGCCCCTCGCGGAAGTTGTTCAGCGCCTCGGTGAAGAGGGGTTCCTTTTGGCGGTGAATCTGCGTGAGGTAGGCATTTCGGAATCCCGCCCCGCGCCATGCCTCAGAGGCAAAAGCCCAGTCGTATTTTCCATCCTTGGCCACCGGAGGGAGTTGGAGAAAGTCACCGACGGCCACGAGTTGGATGCCGCCGAAGGGTCGGTCAGTCTTGCGGATCGCGCGGCAATGAAAATCGAGGTAGTCGATAATCCGCCCCGGCAACATGGAAATCTCATCGATGACAAGGCATTCCGCCGCCTTCACCCGAGCAAATGCCGAATGGCGAGAGAACGGCATCGGCTTCTTTTGAAGGAAGGCCAAATAATCCTCGAATTTCTGCCCCGGCGCAGGCCCCAGCGCCATGCCTGCCCATCGGTAGATCGTATGAGCTGCGATCCCCACGCCGGCATTCTTGCGAAATTGGTCTTGGAGGTTCAGCGCAGCGATCCCCGTGGTCGCGCAGACATCCACCCGACCGAATGCCTGCCCGATGTATTGCAGGAGCGCGGTGGATTTCCCCGTGCCTGCCATACCGGAGAGGAAGACATTTTCACCGGATTGGATAAGATCGACCGCCGCCGCTTGTCCTGGCGAGAGCCGGATCGCATTCTCCGCAGGGAAGCGCTTCACCGTCATTTCACGCCCTCCGTGTTCTCTGTGTCCTCTGTGGTCAATCCCTTAGACAAATCAACTTTACGAAAAACCATTTCAAACAACTCCCTTTCCTTGTTCAGATAAAACAGTTTTCTAAGCTGTGTATTCCAAAGGAATTGGTTCTCGCGCGCGTTATGCAGCGATGAAAAGAATTTCTCTCCGGATCGATTAAAACGGATTTGCCATTTCCTTCCTTCGAGTGTGTTGTTCAAGAATATATCGACCGATCCATCAAATCCGCAGTGGTTAGTATTCCGCAATTCTTCCTCGGAAGAGATGGATGGCCTTGGCGAGGAATCGCGCCTCGGGGTCGTCTGCTCCGGTAAGGTATCCCATGCGGAGCGCTGCCCCGAGTTCTCCCGCAATACGCCGCGCTTCAATAGATTTAAGATTTTCGTTATCATCACTTAAAACGGGTCGGATTCGCTGCGTTTGCGGTTCAGGAGTGGCAGGCGGTGGAGCAGGATCGGCGGCTTGCTTTGGAAGGCTTGCACTGCGATCCATGCTTGGTCCCCGTTCGGATCGATCACAATCCCGAGGTCGCTCTCGAAGGAGTGAAGAGAGTCGAACCACTCCCACTCCGCTGCTGGTGCTCCCTCCTTTGGTTGATCCATCGGAACGCGCTCCCCGAGGGTCAATGCCCCCAACTCGCGTGGAGCCGGGGGTTTGACTTTTGGGGCGCAGGCGTCGAGTCCCTGCTTGATGCTGGCAGCAAGGTCAGCCTTTTCGCTGTCGGGCGTGATCTTGATTCCGGTTGTCTCGGGTTTTGGAAGCCATTTAATGAACCTCCCATCCGCCCCGACAAGTTTGGCATAATGCGGGCCTTCCGGTGTCAGAATAACTTCCTCCTCTTGTTTGAGTTGAAAAGTTTTGGCCCCTTTCTTGGCAAGGATTTCAGCGAGGGTTGGCATACATAGCCTCCTGAAAAAGCCGTTTTGTTCTCTTATCTCGAACAGCTATCTTGGCTTTTATTATTGATTGTCTCACTATTTGCCGGACTCTCTCCTTGCATATTTTATATTTCTTCCCAATAGCTTTGAGAGTCTTTGAAGGTTTTCCATCAAGCCCAAATCTAAGATTTAAAATATCATAATCTCTTACTGATAATGTTTCTTTGGATGTTCTAATAACATCCTCAAGAATCCAGAGAGTTTTTGTTATGTTAGTAATCATATTCCTCCCCCTTTAATTCCAAATCTAACGGCTTCAGATTTCCAGAAATCTAACCTCTCGCGCGCCTGTCTAAGCATTCGGCAAACATGTTTTTCGTTATTTGTTTGCGATGTATGATGATAACCAGCGGCAAAGGCTGATAGTGTAATTTGAACCCCCATTTTCCTTGCTGCTTCGATGAACCTTTCAGCGCTCCCAAAACCTATTCCTAGACCTCTAATCGAGCTTGGGTTTTTTTCTAAATCCTGAACTGTAAAAACTTCCTGATCCGCAAAACGAGCAATCCATTTATCTTGCATTTTTTTTGTGGTTCCCATTTTGGGAACATTTGCAATTATGTCGCGTAAGGAGTTCATCAGTAATCGTATTCCTCCACCTTCACCGGACCGGCCACCCGGACGATGGCCGCTGCCTCTTGCCAAACGCGAAGACCTGGGATTTTTGCCCCCATCTTCACCACGGCACGGATGGCAGCGTTGTTTGGCGTCACCACACAGAGTTCTGGGCGAGCGGCATAGAGAGCGGCGATGTCCACCACCTCGAATTTCCAACTCGTCCGGCTCGTGATCCCCTCTGGCCTTGGCCCCTCGGCATTGATTGCAGCCAGTTGAGACGCCGCGATTTTATCCGCTGCCTCGGCACGGGCGGCATCTGCTGCCTCCTCATCGCCATTGGCAACGGCTTCTGCCTGCTTGGCGGTCATCTCCGCGATGGCATCTGCCTGTGCCTTGGCCGCTTCCTCGCGTTCCTTTTCAGCCTTCCGGCGTTGGGCTTCTTGGTAAGAGCCAACAATCACCGAGAGGCGTTTGGCCTCCGACTCCAGCGATGTCAGGTAATCCTTCGCCACCGCATCGATCCGCCGGCCAACCTCGAGCACCGGCGCCTTCACCTCCTTGCGGCTATCCTCCACCGAACGGGTTAGCGCCTTGAGCTTCGTCAAAGCTGCCGCCGCCGAGTCCAAGTCAGCCACCGAGGCAATCGCCTTGATGCGCCCGCTCGCCTCCAACGCCAATGTTCTGGCGTTGAAGGCTGCCACGGACAACTCGATCTGCGGGCTTGGAAGACTGCCCGAGACAACGATTTCAAGTGTGTCGCTCATAGATCGAACTCCTTCTGAGCGGGGTCTTGCACATAGGCTTCGGCCTCGTCCGAGGTTTTCACCGCATAGCTCAACTTTGTTTTCACAATGCGAGACGGGCCTGAGTGGTCGAGCTTGACGGACAAGCTCACGCTGCCCGTGGCATCCTCGCTCTCAGCCACCGCCTGTTGAATGCCAGCCCAGTGAGTTTCGAGGAGGGAATTGACCAGCGCTGTCACACGCTGGAATTCCACCTCATTGTAATCCATCGCGGCGAACGCCGCCGTCGCGTCAATCGTCTCACCCCCTGCGGTGCGGATTTCCACTTTGGTTGCGGCACCCATTAGTATTCCTCCCCGGCTGTGGCCGCTGCTAATTCCTCCTGGGCACGCTTGAGCGCCTTCACGAGCCGCTGATCGGCGGCAGTCGTTCCGGCATTCGGCACCCAGTTCTTGTTCAGCTTCTCGATGGCCTCAGGATCGAGGTCGCGCACTTCCACGCCGGAGAATTTTCCGACATGAACCTTCACGGTCGCCCAGTCATCACCGGCTTGCGTTGTATCGACCGCCTCGGCTTCACGCACCGGCTCCGTGGGATTTGCTGCCCCGCGATAGCTGGCCTCCTCGCCCTTGGCTTCACGGTCCTTTTTGCGTGTAAATTTGCCCGAGGGCTTCAGCGGATCGTTGCCCTTGTAAGGCACGCAGGCCACAATGCTTGCGTAGGTATTCCCGTTCTCAGCGTGTTCATGGATGATCGTCACTTGTCCGGCCTTGCCAAGAAGAAGCGCCTCGGTATCGAACTCCGCTTCCTCCGCCGCTGTCAGGTCACGCCCGAACCACTGGCGCAGGAACTTGCGAAAGTTCGCCTTCTCGTTGAGCGATGGGGTAAACCCACGACTCCACACGCATTGACGACTCCCATCCTCACGCGCCGGGGCATCCGTCTCGAAAACAAGGCGGAAAACCTCACTCTCGCCGTATTTCCCACTCTGCTTCACCAGTGGGGTCACATCCACGCACGCCGCGCGAAATGTCCCCTCGTCATGCGGGTTAAAGGACCCGCCGCCTCTTTTTGTCAGTTTCATATTATTCGCCTAATAAATCGCGGCTGTTGTTGTGTTTGCCCTCGCCGCGCCGCCGCACCGCGCCGCTCGGGGAATTTCCGGGGTGGAAAATTGTTCAATCCTCGTCGTCGAACTCTTCCCATCGGCGTCTCCGCTCTTGGAAGTCACGGAGTTCGTTGCGGTAGCTATCGCGGCCCAGCATGTAGCAGGCGAAGCATGAGCCGAGCGTCAGCACGGCGATGGAAATGGCCAGCGTGGCGCTCATAGTGCGGCTCCTTCCGTCTTGCAAAACGGCCCCACTCCGCCACCATCCACACCGTGATTAGTGAAATTCAAACCGCCTTTGCCGCACTCCATTCCGCCACGCAGGTAGTCAGTACTCTTTCCAGCCTCCATACCGAGGCCCGCGTCACTGAAGCCGTAAGCGAGATAACGAAGCGCCTCATCGAGGCTCAAGCGGCGGTAATGGACGCCAATAAGCGCATAGTGGAACTCGAAGATTCGGAACGCCAGGCGCGCCAGAAGCTGATGGACCTTGAAAACTGGCAGGATGAGGCCGGGCGCTACCACCTTCACGAAGTGGTTCCCGGTATTTTTTTCTACGCCGTAAAGGAAACGCATCGGGGCAGCGACCCATTTCATTACCTTTGCCCCAACTGCTTTGTGGGCAAACAAAAAAGCATCATGCAACGGCCAACGAACTCCAGCCTGGAGTATCAATGTCCGGCCTGCTCCTACAAGGCCCGCACCCAAAGCCCCCCGAAACGCGAACCCACCGTGCTCCGCTCCCAAGGGTTTCTCGGCAGTTACTGATTGCGCGCTCATTTCTTCCTCCCCTTCTTTGTCCGGGGTTGTGGAGGCTCAGGAAACCGCGCCCAAAAGAGAGGCGCATCTGGCAGGCGGTCGGCGGAAATGTCCCGCCATGTTTCCCCGTCCAGAAATCCGGTTGTGACATCCCCGTCCTCGAGGGCGAGGATCACCGTCTCGTCGGCGTCCGGAAGCTCGTCGGTGGACGCGATCCATTCGATGGTGGAGGTCATTTCGCTCTCCCTTCCAGTTTGCAAGCCTCAGTCAATTCAGGGCGAAAGCTGGTAGATAGAGCTTCCGCTTCCTCCAGAGAACCCACTACTTGCACTTCATGCCGACATTTCGCCTCCCCTTTCTCCGTTGACGCATCCGCAGCGCATCCCATAGCCTGCGCCCAGTTATGGGAACCAAACTCGCAGGGATCAAAGTCGGGCAGTTGAAGGCAGAGCTGGAGGGTTGGCCGGAGGACATGGAACTCACATTTGGAGGTTTCACATTTTATCGCCTCAAGCAGCGCGGTCCGAAATTGCTCCAGATGGAGTTCAATCAGACGGTCTATCTTGATAGCGAGGGGATAGTCCGGGTGGGCGAGCACGACATTCTGCCTCGGGAACTCCCCGGTTCTGGCAGTAATTAAGGCCGCCAGCACATTTTGCCCGGTAGTCTGCGGGTAATAGGAGGCATCCATGCGGCCATCGATCATTTCGAGCGCACCACCGGAAGGGATTGGGATTCTGAGTGAGTGGGTCATTTCGCCTCCTCCACGAGTTTGACTTTCAGCGAGGCGCTCCCGACCGGACGCACCTCGGCGACCAGTTGCAGAATCTGATAAGTCGCAGACGATGCGGCATCCCGATCTTTTAGCGGCGTGTCTGAATTTTCCCACCAGTCCGCAAAATCCTTGCGTATGAATGCTTCCGCCCCTGCGCGGGTCTCGTAGGGGCCGAAAATGTTCATCATCCCGACCTTCTCGGCCTCCGTGTCTATGACATAGAACGCGCTCATCGTATTGCCCCCTTTGCGTCAGGAATCGAATAAATCTCAAGGCAATCCCCGACTTGGCGCGTAAAAGCCGTTCTTCCCTCTGCTTTAGCTATTTTGCTCAACCCCTCTGCAATGTCTGCAAAGTAACTCACGGAAACTGGGCACTTAATCTTCGCCATCACCCACTCCGTGTTCTCTGTGCTTTCTGTGGTTAAACTCATCGTGTCCGCTCCCCCCATGTCGTGACCCAGTATGTTGCCACCCCCAGCGCGAGGGCTGGGCCGACAGCGCGGATAAAGTCCCACGCGAATTGCAGTTGTCTGATTACTTGTTCGTGTTCCATAAATTATCTTTCGAGAGAGACATGCGCGGCTTGAACGCCGTGCTTTTGAAAAAACTTGATGCGGGCATCCCCGAACCCGCAGGCGCGGATCGTCTCGGTGATGTCTCCCGACTGGCAGAGGTAGAAGCGGGGGGATTTCATTTCGCGGGCCTCCGGTTCGATGTCTCGCCGATGCGGGCGGACCACCATTGATTGAGCGACTCGGTAAAAATCCTCCACCCGCCGCGATTCCCCAGCGGCTTGGTTGCCGAGAAGCTCCCCTTGTAAATGTGCATCTTGATCGTCCAAGCGCAGGCCCCGGTTAGCTCGCACGCCTCCTTGATGGTCATCGTGCCTTTCATTTTGCGGCCTCCTTTGTCTCAACATCCCGGCGAAGCAGGTCGCGAAGGTATTCGCTAAATGTTGAATATTTCCCCTGCATCCTTTCCTGAGCGGCTTCGCGCAGGCTGTTTGGGATACGGAATCCGATGTGCTGGGTGTCGATTGCTTCTTCTGTTTCCGTTTGCATGTGCACAAATCTGTAAAATTTGTGCACAAAAAATAAAAGAAAAAATTTTACAGGGGTAGGGACTACACCCCATAATTTTCTCTTGACATGCCCATTCTATGCGGGTCTGCGGGCCGATATATTTTTTTTGCGCACAAAAGAAATTTATTTGTTGCGCGTTTGTTCACACTGGTGAAATGTTTGTTTACATGGAAAAAGAAGACTTCAAATTTGTATCAGTTCGAGTTCCAAAAGAATTGGCAGACCTTGCAAAAGCTCGCGCCAAGTCACAGCACCGGAACCTTCAAGGACACATGCGTCACTTACTTGAGCAAGACATCATGCAATCAGGTATTCAAGAATCCGCTGAGTCAGTTGAATTGCCTCAAGACAAACAAAAGGGAAAATACCAAAATGCGCGCCAAGCACGCCTGAATGCTGGTGCCAAAGCTTTCGATCCATCCGAAACTTTAGATGGTGGGCCATCAATAGCTGGGAAGGGCCTTTCCCAGAAAACTGGGTCGCAGAAGTGATCGACCTAACACAGGAATAAAAATTTTACATCAGTCTGTGTCCAGACGAGGGGCAGGTTTTGATACGATCAATGAAACCACCAGCTCCAAAACCGCCATACTAAAAATAGAAAAAGCAGCAAGATCAGGCATCCGCACCCCCCGTAACATCCTTCTAATTCCTCTTTTCCTTTTTTGTCTTTTTTCTTTTCAATCCCAGCCACATTTTGCTTCCAAGCTTGGTATTCATCTTCATCGTAAAGATGCTTGTTTTTATCAATCAGTTCAGACGCCTCTTTTTTGCTGAAATCCCCATAGATTCCGTAGAACTCCAAGCGTCGAAGCTGACCCTCTGTTGCACCGTCCTCTTTGCGTAAAATCTCTGTGATGAGGTCGCTCGCCTCGCCCTTTGTATCAGGTGCTTCGTAGCCTTTTTCCTCAATCAATTCTCGTTGCCGGTCCGTGATTGGATCGAAGCGCCAATCATCATTGGAAGCATTTTTTTCAGGCATATTAAAAGAATGAATGTCTGACAACGATCCGCCAAGAAATTTTCAAACAGCCCACCACGCCCGCCAATCCGCACGGCGCGATGGCACGGCATAGACCCTTTTTACCATCGCGGTCGTTGAGTGTCCAAGCTGGTGCGCGGTCTTTCCAGCGTCCTGCCCACGCCCCAGGTGATAGGTGGCGAACGAATGCCTCAGAGCGTTTTCAGGAAACTGCGACCACGGCACCTTGCCAGCCTCGTGAAGCCGCCTGATGAGCGCCTGCCGCTCTTGATAAATGCGCAACGATGCCGGTGGCAGAATCAGCCCCTTCTTTTTATCGTCTTGAAAGAACGCCGCCCGCTTCGTCAGCGGCTCCGTGAAATCCACGATGCGCTCTGGCAGTCCGGTAGATTGTTTGGAGACCTCGCGCCTCACCTCGATCTCTCCCCGTCCTGCGTCAATGTCCTCCCACCTCATCCGCCGCACCTCGATGGACCGCAGCCCGGCAAAGCCTCCGAGAAGAAACCACGCCCGCAACTCGTCGCTCATCTCCTCGGCCAAGATCGTCGCCATTTCCCCGGCTGTGACGAGCGACCGCTTCGCCTCGGCCTTTGGCGCTCGTATCCTCCGCAGCGGATTCCGGTCGATAAGCTCCATATCGAGGCACCATGCGAAAAACCCGCTCGCGTAGCGATGCCAGCCAGCCCGTGTCGTCGGTGATCCCTCGATGCCGTCAAACCACTTCCCTGCTTTCAGCGGCGTCACATTGGCAACTGGCCCGTCGAACGCCTCCAGCAACTTACCGCAGACCCGCTCAACCTTCGACTTGTGCTCCTCAGAGGATTTGGCCTTGGTCGCAACATAATCCCGAATCGCCGAACGCATCGAAAGCCCCGCTTGTTCCTTCTCCTTCAGTCCTTCCGTCCCTGTTTTTTGCAAAGCCTCCAAAAGAGCAGGGCCCGCCGCCCAAGCCTCCGCCTCCGTGCGGAAAAACCGCTTGATCCTGCTGCCCGACACCGACGCAGGAATCTCAAGCTTCCAAGTGCCAGGTCGTGCCGTGTGCGGGCTAACAAAGTATCGGGCTTTCATTTCGCGGGCCTTTTGTTCGAGGTTTCGCCGATCCGTCCCCCCCACCAT